CACCAGCCTCCGTAGGTCTGCTTAGAAGTCTTGGACAGTCTTTGTTTACTATTACTAAAGACAAAACGGATATCTAGCTCAGGATGCTGTTCCTTAACTAACAGATGCTTTGATCTATCACTAGGAATAAAGCGCCCTTTGCATTCAACTATAATCCCGTTCGAAAGTCTAAAGTCTGGAGTGTACGTTCTCGGTTTCCCGACGAACTTAATTTTGTACTTTTCATATTCATAGTCTACGTTGTACCTCTCTAGATGTTTCGAGTTATCTTGCTCAAGACCAGACCGAAAGCCAGCCTTGAGTGCTGATTGCCTTAGTTTAGATCGCTTGGTGGAGACCAAAGTTCGTCCTCCTTACGTCGCAACCACAGCAAACGCCCGTTCTCTACAACCTTACGCTTGTCACCATCGTAAGCATCAAGGCAAATGTTATAGAGTTCTTGCTCTGTAGTGGCATCTTGCAGGAGCTTACCAGCCTTCACTGGACCAACACCCTTGATGCCGAACACGTTGTCAGCCTTATCACCCATTAGGATCTGGGTGTAGAAGAACAACAGACCCTCGAACTCCTCAACTTTAACCAAAGTCTTCTTGTTCAAGTTGTAGTGGTGGCAAGGAACCTGCAAGAAGTCCTTGTCGATAGAAGCAATGATAGCATCTGGCCCCAGCTCAATGGCTCGGATAGTGATGTCATCGTCTGCCTCTTGTCCACTAGAGACCTTTGCGTTGTAGGCTTCAACCAAGTAATCACGTAATGCTTGCAGATGCTCAGGCTTAGGTTTGCCTGAACGGTTCTGCTTGTACGTTGGTTGAACATCAAAGCGGAAGTTACCTTTGCCTGTGATGAACATCTCATAGTTCTCAGAGGTTGCGCTAAAAGCTACAGCCCTCAAGATGTCCTCTACGATCTCATCAATCTTATCTTGTGCATCCTCTAGTGGCTGCCCCTCGCAAGAGAAAGCAGCCCTATAGGTTAGAATGTCTCCGTCTATTAGGATCTTCATTTGTGAATTTCCTTCAGTGTCTCGTTAGCCCACTTGAGGTAGGCCTCCGCTTTCTTCATGTCCTCTGTTGGATTACCTTTATAGAAGGCTCGGTGGTTGTACTTCATGACATTGCCACGGCAATAAGCTATGAAACCTTCCTTACCCAAGACCTGCTTGATGTAGTCGATACACTCAACGCCGCCTGTGTGGTTGTAGTGGAAGGGCTTAGCAACAGCATCAAAACTGCACTCACCACAAACACCATCGTCATCCATGAGGCCCTCACACTCTTTGCACCAGACAATCATTAGAACTTGTCCTTGTTGGAGGAAGAACCACCAGTAGCACCATCGAACTCTACATGCTGAAGCACTGCGATCTTCTCCAATCGGATGGAAGCACGAGGGCCTTCACCATAGATGGAGACCTTAACAGTTACCTTGGTGCCGTTACCAAGTTCACCATCTTCATCCATAGACCACTTCTTGAGGCTCTCACCTTCACGGAAGTCAAAGACTACTGGTGCACCACCAAAGTCAGCAATGCCTGAAGGGTGAACGTTAGGACGCTTGAGCTTCAGGAACTTACCTGTAGCAAGCTCAGGGTCGCCTACTTTGATCGTATCGTGACCCATAGCGGACACTGGAGCACCAGCATCGAAGAAGGCTTTGAAGCCATCGTTATCTTCAGGATAGAAGTTGCAGTTGTACTGTCCTTGTGTTTTCTCGTGGTACTCCATGTTGTCATCCATGTTGCCTGGGAAGACCCGTGCATACTGGAGGAAGCCTGTCATTGCCACTTCTTTTGTTTGTACTTTAGCCATCTAGTGTATCTCCGCATAGTTATTGCCCACTGCGTAATCTACGCCAAGCGGGACATTGAGTTTCATTTTGTCGTTGAGCTTGTCCTTGCATTCAAGAAGCACACGCTCTGTTCTTTTGTGGTCATCAGTAGCCACAATGACTTCATCATGGAATTGACCAATGACCTTTTCACCAGCAGCCTTAACCAACATAACGTATTGGTCGAAGCAGTAGACACCAGTGGATTGGTTTGTAGTGGACCAACGATCCTTTTCGGAACGTAGGCTATGCCAAAATCCTGAGACCTCATTGAGTATCCAAGTCTCGTCTTTGATTGTGCGAACCTTACGGGTCTCAGTAATCTTTTGGACAGCCCAGTTGCGACCCCAGTATGCCTCAATGAGCTTCTTAGCTTCACCCTGTGGCAGTCCTGTGGTTCGTGATAGGGTTGCTGGACCTACACCATAGACACAGGCGTAGTTAGCAGCCTTGTAGCCCTTACGGACTGAACCAAGGTTGATAGTGCCAGCATTGTGTTGGTCTATCTGTTCTTGGGTTACAGCACCAGCATGTTTAGCCAAATCCAAGTGAGGATCAAAGCCATCAAGCTGCATCTCTGCAACATAGTCAGGATCAATGGGCTGCATGTAGTGGCGCTTTGTGGTGTCCTCTAGGGAAACCATATCGCAACCAACAAGCACTTCACCTTCTGGAGCAATCAAGCAGCCTCTTAGTTCTTTTCCCCAAGGCTTATCGACAGCAGGGAGGTTAACCAGGGGCTTCCTATGTTTGAAACGGAAGGTGTTCGTAAGGCCTGAGATGCCAGCGGATAGCCAACCGTCAACCTCACAAGACAAGTAAGCATTAACTACACCAAGCCTGTGGCTCACTACAGTTAAATCTTCCAAGAGTTTGATCGAAGGTTCTACTTCAGCCAGCTTTAGGACGCTAGGGCATAGCTCAGAACCATCCCGAACCTGTGGGATCTTACGCTCTGGGTCACCATAGTTGTCGCTACGGACGTACTTGAAGGTTTGTGGCTTCCACCCAAGCTCATAAAGCCAGTCTTTGACTTGCTCGTGTGAACCAGGGTTGCCAGCTTCATGGCCCACTAAGATAGTCATGGGTTGTGTAGTTGATGCTGGCATGTAGTGTTCTTTGAGTAGCTGTTGCCAAGCCTCGCCTCGTGAAGAGAGCGTACCATCTTTCTTGTACATGATCTTTGGCGGGTTCATTACTTTTGTAATAGGCTTTGTGGGCATAGCTGCTGATAGTTGTGCTAGTGAGTTCTCCTTCAGGTCTGATAGTGTCTTTTGTAGCTCTTGTGCTTTAGGAACATCCAAGCGCCACCCGTAGACCTCTTGGTCACGAGCGCATTGCATCTTGAATGCTAGGTAGTCAGTGAGGCGCTGGGCTTCACCTTCTTCACGATAGAGCCGTGATAGCTTACGCTCTAGGATGCTCAGCACCTCAAGGTTGATCTTTACGTCTTCCTCACAGCGGTGCTTGTACTCTTCGTAGCTCAGGTTCTCCCAGTCATCCACCTTGGGCTTAGGGACACCAACAGAGACGCCCCAGTCTGCTAGACCATGGCGGATACGATTGGGTTCTAAATACCAAGATAGCGGGAGGGTGTCGATGATGCTGGCATCCGTGTGGATGTCGAACATCTTTAGTGCTGGTAGGTCGTAAGAAACCACATTGTGGCCTACGACTGTAGTAGCTTTGTGCATGACCTCTTGGATAGTGCTTAGGTCGTTAGTGCTGTGGACTACACCAGAGCCAACTACAGACCACGAGAAGACGTGGATTTTAGTTAGCTGGTGGAGGAGCCCATCGGTCTCTATGTCGAATACGATTTTCATCCATTGATCCTTTCCTTTGCTATGTTGTAGTAGTTTTCATCTAGTTCAATGCCGATGAACGATCGGCTTAGGTTCTTACAAGCTACACCTGTGGAGCCAGAGCCCATTGTGAAGTCTAAGACTGTCTCACCTTCGTTAGTGTAGGTCTTGATCAGATACTCCATCAGGGAGACTGGCTTTTGAGTGGGGTGGTGCCCCCTATCCCTATTAAACCTCAGTAGAGTATGCTTTGTCCGATATGTGTAAATAGACACTCTCTCTTCTGAGTTTGCCAAGCCATCCGAGGCAGAACTGTTATTACTGTTTGCTTTTCTTTTTATTTTTCTAGGCTTATCCAGCTTATCTCCCTGACTGTTATAATGTGGCTGTTTGCTATAAAAGACAGAGATATTTTCATGTTTCCTAAGTGGTTGCTTTTTACTTCTTGCAAACCCAGTCCCTTGCTCTTTCTCCCAAACCCAATCATATTTAAAGTCCTTAATGTTACTACACCTCAAGAAACTACTAAACGGCTCAGCCCCAAACAACACAACTGCACCGTTACTCTTCGTCACACGCTTCAACTGCTCCCACATAGGCTCAAATGGAATAACGCTGTCCCACTTGCAAGCTGTTGTCCCATAGGGCGGATCAGTCAACACCATATCAATTGACCCATCTGGGATAGTCTTCATTAGTTCTAGGCAATCGCCTTGCATTAGGTTTATCATGTTGTCTCCTATAATGGTGTAAGCGTAAATGTGTTCAGATCGAACAGCATCTCCCCCGCAAAACCTTCTTCAGACGTTGGGCGGTTCTTAGTAATCACCAGCTTTGTAGTGTTACGGTCGATCGGGTCTTCAGCTTCCTTGTCCCTGTGCAGATCAACTACAACAGAAGCACGTTGGGAAAGCATCTTGCAGTACTTAGCATCGCCGTTCTCGTTCGTGTGAGCGATCGTGATGATGCCTACGTTGTACTCAGCAGCGACCTTAGAGAGACGGATAGCTAGTTGGGCCAGTTCGCTCTCTTTGCTGCTTTCAGAGGAGGTGGTAATAGTATCTTGGATTGGTTCGATCATAACGAACTGACAGCCATAGACTGTAGCCATCATTTTGACCTGTTGAACCAGCTCCTCAGCACCATCGCCTTCTCTGAGCTTAAACTGATAGAAGTGTTCTGTACCCGCTAGGCGCTTAATGCTTTCACGGACTTCTACAGTCTTACCTTTTTCCTCAATGAGGTCTTTTCGTGTCATGTTGTCGTTAAGATCGTATGAGACTAACCCAAGCACAGAGCGCAAAGGGATTTCCTCAAGGTGACAAGTGGCAAACGTAACGCCACGGTTAATGAAGTTCCACTCAAGGAACCTGAACACCTCAGTCTTGCCAATGCCTGTAGCGGCTTTGAACATCGTAAAGTGGCCTCTGTGAAGACCCATAGCTTTCTCATCGAAGTCAGGGATGCCTGTAGGAACGAAGGAATGCTCTGGGGTGTGGTCAAAGAGGTCTAATAGATCAGTTTCAGAGTGGAGGAGGTTGTCAGGAGTAAAGCGCTTAGCGTTAAACCAAGCAGACTTGTAGTCTTGGCCTTTGCCAGCCTGAAGGAACTCGTTAGCATCCTTGAAGACGCTATGGTCCACACGATAGGTCTTGTGTGGGAACAAAGAGTTGATCTTTTGGGCTACAGCATCACCTGGGCCATCTGTATCAACTGACAGCACAATCTTTTCGAATGTGTCTAGCCAGGGGACTACAGCTTCCCAGAAGGACTTTGATGGATTGGCACTAGGTAGTGATACTACAGGTGTAGCATAACGGGAACTAGAGCCACCCAGCATCTGCCAGGCACTAAGAGCATCTAGTTCGCCCTCAGTGATTGTGACCATCTTAGATGTGCCAGCAGTAAACAAGTTCATCCCAAAGAGACTGTCCATCTTACCAGTAGCTGTGAAGGACTTAGGGAAGCCCCGTGTCTTTGTAGCTCCTGAAGGATAGACGTAGGTTTGAGACTTAGGGGAACCATCAGGGGAGACTACAGTTTTAACGCCATAGTGCTCGAAGGTTTCCTTGTTGATACCACGAAGGGCTACATAAGAGCCTTGTGGTTCTTTTGG